TAGGCAAGTGGATGCGCCCATTGTTGCCAGTCATCTTTTTTATAATAAAAGACTGATAATTTTTCAGGATCTAGGTCTATCTTACGCTCTTTATTTTTTATGCTATTTTTAATATTGCTTGGTAAAGTTTCAAGAACTTTTATGGGAATTGTGCCATCTTTGAAGTTGTCAAAAAAAGCATTTGAGTTTAACTGATAGTTTTGCTTTCCAAGAAAAAGGCTAACTACGCCATCCTTCATGTCTATCGTCAACGGATTAAAGAAGTTGTATCTCCAAGGAATCAGATTCTTTTTAACCGATGGAATTTCTACAACTATATCTTGAGCCAATGATTTGATATAAGTAACTATATCATCACTGATATTAGCGTGACTTTTATAAATAAAGACATTGCCCGTTCTGTAGAGATTGTTTAAAAATCTTTCTGACCTTTCTTTGCCGTCAACCTTTTTGAACCATTGCTGATAGAATTTTTCAACACTCTTGTTTTCATGAACGATGTTTATTCCTTGACAACCAAAATCGCCCATTAAATCTATAATATTTCTTACAATCCCAACCTTGTCATAAGCTTCCATGCACATCTTTATTATGCTTTTAGAGCGTGTGGGAATTTGCTCTTCTGGTCTGAAAGCATAATAATCGCTGCGAGTAAATCCGGGCTTTACAGATCTGTTTGGCTCAACGTTTAAAAAATCTCTATGATAAGCTTTGCTCACACCGGCATAAGACTCGGAAGCTTCAGAGAAACTTTGAAAAGCCAAAGCCTTTGAGTTTTGATCGTTATCATTCCAAGTCGTAAGAGACCCTTTGGTTTTTTCAGACATTCTATTCCCTTTATTATCGAAATGTAATCAGATTGTATTCTAAATGATTATACACATATTTTAATAAAGGTTATTGTTCATATTGTCTGTGAACCAAGCTGGACCATTGTAAAGTTTACCTTTTGGATCTTTTTCTTTTTCAACTGTTGCAAATCCTCCATAGAAATTGTATATTTCTGGACTTGGCATTCGAGCTATGGTTCTAGCTGACATGTTTGCCATCAGAAGGGCTGAGTATCTATCTTTTCTCAGCTTGCCCTTTTTACCAGTGCCTATAACAGTTTCTGGAGTGTCCCATTTGTCTCTGCCAGAAGGTGTTTGTGATATTTGAATCATGGCTAATTCATCTTTTAAATCTTCTATTTCCATAACGCATTGTTCAAGTGTATCAAAAGATCTACCCTTCATTTCATCTTCGATGGCTGAAATGTCTAGGCTCAGTGTGTCGAACATGGGGAATAAAAGAGCTTTATCCTCAAAGTCTTTTCTCATACCATGATTTGATTCAGACACCCAGTCATATCTAGAAAATTGGCACATTTCTAATATGTGTAGACCTCTGTTGTCGTCTGAGTCTTTTGGCTTTTCTTGGTCGATAGTTTCCCAGATTGGAAGTTCGTTTTCTTGTATCTTATCTTTATCATGCAAGCTTTCCATGACAGCGATACCACCGCCTCCAGCATCCATAGCTATTTGAACGCACGGAAAAACTGTCATCAAATCTCTTATTTTTCTAGCACAATAAGCGTAAAAGTCAGATTCAGATGAATATCCACTTTTAATTTTTTCTTTGTGCTGATCTCTGTTTGTTGTCCAACAGTGAACTACTCTTCTGTGATCTTCATTTAGTTCTAAAATAACAATACTAAAATTATCTACTTCTGAAGCTGGGTCAACTCCAAAGATGTATTTCTTTTGTATGTCGCCTCTGATTCTGGTTGAAAAACAAATATCAATTCCATTTTTGTCTTTTATAGGAGCTTTGTCCAAGTACTGATCGTTGGTGACACAAGCCTCTATCAGGGATCGCTTGAAAAAGCCCTGTGAGTCGCGTGTGAAGCAAGCTCCGAACTCCATCTGGTATATTCCAGCATGAACAGTAGCCTTTGATCTGGCGACCTGTGAGGCGTCCATAAAGCCCTCTGGTAAAAGCTCGTATGGTATTCTTATTATCGAATAATCCTTCCAGTTAAAACCTTCTGGGGGATCTTCGTTGAAGATGTCTCGCAATCTACTTTCTTTGCCTTGACTCTTTATTATTGATTTCCACTTTTTCCAATATTGAGCGAAATGGTTAAAATCGTAATAGGCTGTTCCTGAAAGAATTATTTGATTGTCACTCTTTTTAAGGATATTGTTATCTTCTTCAAAATAATCTAAGTTATACTCTTTGGCTTTTTTTCTCGCTGCCATACTTTTAACGTTTTCGATGGGATCTGAACTTACTGCGGCAAAACCGGCAACAACATTTTCAAAAATATCCCTTGGTATACTCGCAAATTCATCAGAGATAATATCATTTGCTCGTTGCCCTCTTATCTTCTGACCATCCCCTAAAGGTAGGCATGTCACGCGAGACTGATTTATTCTCAGCACACATCTATCAACGTCTCTTCTTGGTCCAGACTCAGCATCGCACATGCTTCTTAGGATTGGAGCTTTGTTCCATATTGTTTCCATGTATTCAAACAGCACTTTTGATTGTCTGAAAGCAGCACCAACAATAACAATCTTTCTTTCAGGAAGTATCAAGGCTCTTAGTATTGAATAAAGAGATAAAATAAAAGACTTGCCAAAACCTCGGCTAGCGATAAGCATCGGAAATTTACGATTCCACATCTCATGTAAAAATAAAGCTTGAGATGGCAGTATGTTGACGTTCAATATGTGTTTGCATAAAAACGAAAAATACTCTGGCCTTGTCATCAACCACAACAGCCTGTAATGAGAATCGTTTGTAGATCCTATAAATTTCATTGGGTTGAATATTGATTCATCATTGATGTCGTCAAGGTTCAGCCAAGCTTCATTTATAACTTTAATTTTACCATCGTCTTTCATTTCAAACTCCCGATACTCTTCATTTTTCTTGTGTCAAGCACATGGTCTGCAAAACCGTAATAAACTGATTCATTTGCTTCCAAGTACCAATCTCCATCTTTTAATTTTCTCTTTAAGAAATTTCTTACCTTGTCTGTATCTAGATTGGTGTAACTTTCTTTGAAGTATTTACCATAAATACATTTATTGGCGTAGATATCTATCATGATCTCGGCATTGATCTTGTCTAACTTTGCCAAGTTGTGTGCGCTTAGATGATCGCTTGCACAAGCAAAGCTTCCATAATGAAGCATGAAGTGAGCATTTGGGGTCAAAACTCTCTTGTCTGCTGCTTGTAGGATTATGCCGCTCATAGACTCGGCTTGACCATAAGCCACGATGGTGACATAAGACTTAGTCAAAGCTATCGCGTCGTAGATAACCATGCCATCAGACCAATTGCCTCCGATGCTGTGCATGTGAACAATTATCGGCTCTTCAGAAATGGTGTCTAAAAGCCTGATGTTCTTATAAAAGTTAACAGCCATTCTGTACTCAACACCGGGATCTTCATCAGTATTAAATACATGTCCGTGAAGATATATTTCTCTGTTCTTTATGTCTAAACCGTATTGATGTATGTCCGAAATAGTATCTACTAGAATATCCATTTTAATCTTTTCTCCCAGTTGAGTAGTGTTCGTTTACCCTCTTCAAAATACTGTTTACTGCTAACTTTGCGTTTTTCCTGTTGCCGCAAAAAATAACATGTATACCATGATACATTTGAAATTCTATCAGCATTTTTAGTATGTACTTGTTTGTTACTTTCATAGAAGACCATTTTTCTTCAGGGATATCGGATCTATCTGGAAAATCCATTACATCTTCAAGAGAAAATTCTAATATCAGGAATTTAAAAGGAAAGGGTGTCATTCTTTCTATTTCTCTGATGAATCTATGCTTATCTTTTCCAAGATTTATAGCTAGTTCAGAAATCCTGCCTTTTCTTTCTATGCAGATTTTATCTTCAAGACCAACGATGGAATAATCTCCCGTATCGAGCTTTTTAACAACCATGCCTTCACACGAGGTATAGGTTCCGGAAAACTTTTCAAAAGTATATCCATCCTGCTCCCTTGTGTCTTTTATGACCATGTAAGGAGGTGATTTAATTGGCATTTTTTCTTATTATCTCCATAAAAAGAGAGGCGTAGAAATGTTCCTTGTTTTTGATAGAGTCGTGACACGATCTACAAAGCGTTATTCCGTTTTGAGTGTCGAACCTCAAAGACGGAGCACTGGACCATTTATTGATATGATGTGCTTGCAATTTACTTTTACGCTTACAATTTGGCATTTGACACATAAATTTATCTCGTTTGTAGACTCTTGTTCGCCATTCCTTGTAGACTGGATCGTCATAGTTTCTTTTCATCTTTGCACACAACCTTTATTATTCTGATGTCGTTTTCTATGTCTTTTATAAAAATCGCAATCTTGTCAGAAGGCTTTTGTCTCAGCAGAGTTTCAGAAAATTTACAGTAAGCCAAGTAACAAGCTTCGTCTGGATCTGGAGCTTCAACAAAGATCTCTGGATATTCATGATTAAACTCATGCAATCTGAATTGTACGAGTCTTTGTAAGACAGATGCAAGATTAAAAGTTATTACATAGATTTTCATGGCAATGTATCATGGTCTACCATTAGTTTGACTAAGTCAGCGAATGTATGACTTGGTTTCCAGCCAAGGACATTGAGAGCCTTGCTGGATTCTCCGCACAAATATTCAACTTCTGCTGGTCTATAAAATTCTGGATCTTGAACAACCAATCCAGACCAATCCACTACGCCAACATGCTGAAATGCTACGTCTAGGAACTCACGAATAGTATGAGTCTCGCCGCTGCAGATAACGTAATCATCAGGATAATCCTGCTGAAGCATCAGCCACATCGCTTCCACGTAATCTCCTGCATACCCCCAATCTCTGAATGCTTCTAAGTTGCCCAGACGTAGTTTTGGAAACTTTTCAACGATTGAGCCATCTCCATTGAATGTACGTGGAGATATTTTAAGAATATAGTTTGGATCGGAATCATAATCATTCATCAGACTATCTACATGGTTTTTCCATTTTGCAAATTCTCCAATCCACTTTGTTATTTTTCTGGTGACGAAATCTTCACCTCGTCTTGGACCCTCGTGATTGAAAAGGATTCCAGCGCTGGCATGCATAGAATAAGCTTCACGAAAAAGTCTAACCATATGATGAGCGGCGCATTTTGCTATCGCGTATGGGCTTTGCGGCATGAATTTAGTTTCTTCGTCTTGATATTTTACTTTTAATCCAGACGTTGTGTCAGTATACTCGTCATGATTTTTACCAAACATCTCACTTGAGCTAGCCTGATAAAACCTAGCTTGAGTCATGTCTAAATCAACCAATGTTTGTAAAATATTAAGGCAACCCTTGCCTGTAACATCCCAAGTCAAGGCTGGTTGCTTGAACGAGACTGCTACATGGCTTTGTGCCGCTAAATTATAGACTTCATCTACATCAGCGTGTTTTTTAAAGATATTGCTGACAGAGTGTACATCTGTGATGTCGCCGTGCATCAGCTCGAATCTTTCGTGGCAAATCACATGTTTGATTCTTTTTGTGTTGTCGGTACTTGAGCGTCGTGCAACACCAACAACGTGGTAATCTTTTGACAGCAGCAGGTCTGTTAAGTGACTGCCGTCTTGTCCTGTTATTCCAAATACAATAGCTTTTTTCATAAGTTGTCCTTTTCCTTTTGCGATTAATCTTTCACGGTTTCTGGTGTCAAGAAAGGTTGATCTACTGTTCCGTCATTGTACTTGTGGTATTGTGCAAGCCTGTCTCGCTCTTTGTACATTGAGAGTCTCATCTTTTCCATTTCGAGGCCGTAAGACCTTGCTACTTCTTGATTGGTTATCAAATATGTCATCCAACCTGTGAAACTAGACTTGCTGTCCTGAAAGCGCTGTACGCGCTGCTCGCGCGTTGCCTTCATATCCTTTAGCATTGAACTCTTTTTTGTTTGAAGCTCTCGGTAGTCCTTGTTGAGCGATTCCTGAGAGGCTTTGAGCGATGCGACCTGACTTGCCATGTTGAACAACACGTCTTTGTCGATTTGATCAGGGTCTCGTTGACGCTCAGCAAAGATCAGGGTTTCTAAAACAGATATTTGTTCTAGGTTTTCTTTGTTGCCCTTCAAAGAGCGGTTCATCAATAATTCTAATTTTATAAGGTCAACAACCTGTAGTTCTTCTGTTGGAATAACATCATCTTGAAATTGAGATATTATTCTTGACCAATGATATTGAAATAGCTTCAATTCATCTTCGGTGAATTGTTGTTTTAACTCAACAAAGTATGGTCTAAATGTAAGGTCATATTTTGCTTGGTCTTCAGTTGAGATAGTGTCGAACCAACTGGGTTTTTCTATTTCGTTTTTTGCAACTTTGCGTTTTATGAAGTCTAGAACGCTATCTGGGTTTCTGTCGAGAGACAGAGCTAATTTTTGATAACCAAAGTCAACGTTTTCTTTTATGAACGTTTCTTCTGGTTTACTGATCCGACCCGTCTTCATGATACCCGTGCTCCTGTAGTATATTTTTAACAATATCAACGACTTCTTCGCGTCGTTGTTTTGATATATAAATATCATTGGCTATTTTAAGATAATCCATGCGAACACTTGCTGGCATGTGCCGATCAACAGCGCCGATCATGTCCTTTAAGTCAAGACCGTCGTATGAATCACCATCAGCATGATCCACAAGCTTGTCTTCATGATCCAACTGGGCTGGCTGAGCTAGTCTTTTTCGTTGTTCATTTGAATTTCCTATAAAGTAATTGTCACGCATAAAGGTTTTTAGTCTGTTTGACAGGTTTACACTAAGAAAATTCTCAAGAGGTCTGCCTTCTTCGTAACGATTGAGGGCTTCGATACAAATAATAAAAGACTCTTGAATGATATCATCTTTTGTGTAACCGTAAAAAACGTATTTGGGGGCTATGCGTTCGCAAACAATGTTTATT